CCCTGCAACCCAAATGAAAGTGGGCATTCAGGTATTTTTGTACCAAGATATAAATATCCGTCATTATTTCCTTTCCAGAGAAAATAATGCATACCGTCAGTTGACAAGATGAGAAGCGTATTGCCAATAGCTGTTACCTGATATACCTCATTAAATGAACGAAGAAAAACAGGCTGATGTGCGTCAGAACCATTCCACCAACTGATAGAATTGTTGTTAAAGATGATATAGTGCTTGAAGTTAGCCGATTTATGAATATACATAACCGAATCACCATCTTTGAATTGTAATACTTCGGATGGCGGCAATATGGGTTTAAGTGCACCGTTTTCAGGAATAACACCTATCGATGTTGCCAAGTCCCCATCGGCGCACTCATAGTCCGATGGGTTGGCAGAATACCCGTTGTATTTTATTTCTTTAATCATATCTTTCTTACAAAAGGAGTTTGGTAATGATTGGTAGCAATGTGCCATGATATTGGCTTTCCTTAGGCTCTCCAACGCATAATCTCGCCTTGTCTGTTACGCCCGACACATCAAGTATGGCGGAGCACAGCCTTTTAGATGAGGCTCTGAAATGTTTCCCTTGCCTATTGGATGGAAACACACATGCTTCATGCCGACCGCCGGTTGGTGAGCGGTATCTGACATAAAGATATAATTCTCCGTTCTCACTCATAATATCCAAGACATCACCTCGCGAGAGATGAAGTTGCTTGGCTATATGAGATGTAATGTCTATTCTTCCCGAAGAATAGAATACTATATCAGCCTTTCTTGTATTTCCTAATATACTTTCCATTGGGCTTTTCAATTTGATAATAGATGAGACCTTTGCTTGTATGATGTATAGACACAGACAGTTTGACTATACTATCACCGGGTAACCCATGCTCATAAAGCATAAGACCGACCGACGGGCACAGACTTTCAAAGCCTATGCACTTATACTTGTCATTATATTGAATATCGCATAGTTGAGTCGGTTGTCCGATATTTGGATTGACGGTGAAGCCGAAAGAATCTTGTCCGGCAATTCTGAAAACAAACACTTGGGCTGCATCGCCCTTTTTCGCCTTACCTTTGATATGGAGAAACAAGCGTTTGGATAGCGTGATTGAATTGTCGTTACCATCGGCAATCACATAGTAGTTACGTGACTGCCACCATGTTTTTAGTTTTTTGATAATCATAATACGAAAATAGAATGATTCACAGATTATTATGGTTTAACTTTTTACAGACGAATCGAAATATATCCGGCGTGAACGGAAAGAAACTGTTTCGACAAATCGGAATGACAGAGTTGTTTCGATTTCCAGTCGATGCCGATTGGCGGCTTCTTTTGTTGCAAAAATGTAAGAACAGATTTCTTGCTTTGTTGTTCCTTTTGTTGCTACAATGTTGGCATAATATTTGCGTCCGAAAAGGAATGCCATGATTTCTTTTAATACAGTTGAGTTCATATTGTATGATTTAATCAGTGAATAAATTTGTCTGTCGGGGTTCTTTGGAAACGGAAGAAACTCCGGTAATACTATTTACACGTTCAATTTCTCCGTCAATTTCCGTTTCAAGTGCCTTGCATTTCCGCAAGTTTTGTTGGGTGCGACACTTGAAATAGTCTTTCTGTGCTTTGCGCATCAGAACTACCTTGGTAAAGAATGTTTTTGCATCCATATGATAAATACATTAAAATTCTTTATGGGTTGCTAATTGATAATCTTTCTTTTCTTCTTCTGATAGTTCGTTGTAGCAGCTTTCGCAAACAACAGGGTAACCGTGTTCTTCTTCAAAGTACACACCACAAAGTTGGCAACACCAACCGTCTATAATATCTTCTGCAATGCTCATGATTATTTCATTAATTCAAATTCATACGCCCAAACATAGGGATTGCTTTCCCAAGTGCCTTTACCGGAGACTTTATCTATGAGGGCGGCAAAGGCTTCACGTGGAGTATCAAATCCATCGTCTTTGTTTCCCTCAAACTCATAAAATATAGATGGCGGAAACTCATCATCACCCGAATCTTCATATATCCCTTCTTTCAAGCAATCTTCATCGCTAATGTCCTGTAAGCGTTCAACCTTACGATCTGTAAATTCAATATGGTGGGGCATTAGGCCGGCTTTCACAAACATCTTATTTCCCCAACCAGGATATAATTTCAGTTCAGGCAATATAGAATCCAAGTGTTCTAAGTAAGCTGCATTTTTCCCTTTTCTATGAAATCGGTCAACATCCATATAACTTTGCGCAATGGCAACAACTTCTCCAAGTTCATATTTCGGCAATATCTCGCCCATATCAAACTCTCTTTCGTCAGCATCGTACATACAAGGCCAATCAACAATCTTTTTGTCAGAATGGCGTCTGTGTATATTGAATCCTGCGACCCATTCTCCCCTAAAAGTTCTTGGACATTTGATTATTCTTCTCGTCATAGTCTTCCGCCCTTCCAATACAGCTTGAGTTAAGCCAAATTTATCATTGAACATTATTTTCTTCATTGTAGTATTCTTTATTAAAGTGTCCGTTGGCAATCAGCCAATCAATAGCCAATACACAAGATTCGACAGGTGATGCGGTTTCAAAGGATTTCACATAGGGATAAGAGAGTAACCAAGCATCGCTTGTTTCGTGATGTAAGCCAAAAACATTCTCACTGGTTCCTATTCTGATTTCGGTCGGAAGTAACTCCAACAGCCTACACAAACTCCATGCTGGAACATCCTTGCCCCACAATCTATCAAATACTTCTTCTCCGGCCATTGGCGATCCGTCAGGATGCTTGTGAAAAGGAAATGCAAGTTTGGCTATTCTTTGAGGAGTCCAAAACTTACCTCTCAATGTAGGCGGCTTGGTTTGTAACTCCCACTCTAAAGCTGGTACCTTACTCTTTGTATGATGATATACCATATCAGCCGTTTCTGGCTTTAGTCCCAAAGCGAGCAATCTTTTTGACTGCTCATGGGTAGTACATATTTGCGATTTAAATTCCATTGCTCTTATTTTTGTTATTAGTTAAAACTGATTGCCACATACCTATAGAACCGTATGTATCCGAAACAATAAGAGGGATTCTCTGTATTATCACCTATCTCAATTCGCACGTTATAGCCTTTCATCCGTAAAAAGCGTGCAGCTATTTCATAGGCGGTGTATCTTTTTCCATGAATATCCCAATAGCTGGATTTCCATACTGTTTGAGGAATACCTTTTTTCAGAATCTTCTTAAAGGCTTTGGCGGTTCGTATAACTTCTTTTTTATTCATATTTGTTCAATTTTGATTCAACTTTCTGCCATCCAAATTTAAAAATGTCTGCTTTAAGACGGGATTCAACATCTATCTTGTTTAAGATATAGCCTTTAGAGTCTACATACTCTCCATCTATGATATATAGATATTGAGTACCCATTGCTGGAAGATATTTATGGGTTAATTTAGCACCACTTTGCATGGCTTTTATTGCTTCTCCTATATTCATATCTAATTTGTTTTACGCTAATTGTTTATCGAAAATCTTAATACATTCAAATAAATATTTTGCCACTGTTGGATTTACCGCATTGCCGATACTTCCAACTCTGTGTGACCAATCGGGAAACCCATCATCATTTCTAACAGTGCTATGCGCTGGGATTTCAAGAATCCTTTTTGCGCAAGTATATCCGACACTCGTATCTGATGTCCACTGTTTAAATATCGAGTTAATGCTTCCACATTTGCAAACGTCGCCTTGTAATCCGATTTTGTTGGAGTAGGCAATAAGATAAAGTCTTTCCCTTTTGTGTGGGTATCCAAAAGCGTAGTTTGATATACATTGCCATTCCGCATTATACCCGATTTTGGAAAGGTCGCATAGGACTTGTTCGAGACCGGAAATAGTGAGAGCTGGCGAATTTTCAATGATGACGTATTTAGGTCTAACTTCCCATATAATTCGGTACATCTCACTCCACAACCCGGAGCGCTTTCCCTTAATACCTTCACGTTTTCCGGCAACACTGATGTCTTGACACGGAAATCCTCCACTAATGATGTCCACATATCGGAGTCCGGTTGTTTTTGTAATATCTGTGAATCTTTCTGCATGAGGAAATTTGTTTTTTAATATTTCACCTTGAAATTTTTCTATCTCACAATTCCACAAAGTGTCAATTCCTGTCATTTCGGCACCTAATTCAAAACCGCCAATACCACTAAATAGGGAGCCGTGAGTCAATTTACTTTGCTTCATTTCTATATCGATTTGAATTATTTTTTCCGTTGAATTTTCTTTGCCATCTGTCGCAACTGTCTGGCCTTATCTAGCGAACGTATGCCTCTACAATTGTCTTCAATTATTAATGCCGCTTCTTTTAATAGTCTGAGCAATCGTACTGTATCTGTCTTACATATTTCCATTATTCGCTTGCTATAATGATTACTACCTTGTTCTTTACATCAAACCTGTAAACGGGTAGTGGTACGGATGTTCGGACATATTCCTTGTTTTCAGATTTCATATAATATCGGGAAAATTCCACAGAAGCCTCTTCTCTGTTCACCGCTATTATCGAGATATAGTTATCTTCGTCTATTTTAAAGCGATAATAATCCATGCCTGCTTGTTTTATAATATCATTGGCCTCCCTGTACCTAGATATGCTCAACCGGCTGAATGGGAGCGAATGAAGTGATATCATCTGATCAATAGCTAACTTTGTACTGTCATACAGGTTTATCCCGTCTTCAGGTATTGTATAAATCTGCAAATTCAAGCTGTCGGCCTGTTTATCCGCACCTATAAGAAGATTATTAATCCAACGACTGATATTGACGCCTTTTGCTTTCTGACTCTCTATCATCTGCGCCACATCCGGAGTCGGTCTAAAATTGATTATTTCTGCCATATATTAAATGTATTACGATTATTACATAACACAAATTAATATGACAACTGTAATACAATGGTTATCCAATTTCCAAAATATACACCAATATTGTCAGTCTTCATGCCCTTCCTCTCCTTCTTCATCGGCAGTCGGATCAGGCAAGTTTCTGTACCTTGCATTGAGCTGGGCTATCTTCTGCTCCGCTGAAAGATCTCGTTTTGCGTTTTCTTTAAAGTCTACGGACGAAAGAGACGGCATGGCATATTTGATAATTCGGGAAACAGCAAGCACTTTATCACTAGGATCATCAATAGCCTCTATTATCTCTCCCATACTCTCAATAAACGGAGCCAGTTGCTCCATAAGCTTGTTTCGATAATGACGGACAGTCCTATATCCTTTTTTAACTCCCCCCACCTTTGGATGTCCTATTGTAAATTTACCATTTTCATCATGAAGAGGCTTTGTGTTTTCCTTAGTGCAAAGATGCAATAATTCCGGACGGGCAAACATGGTAATCCCATTGTCAAGTTCCACGCATATATTATCGTCCGACTCAACTTTGACAACCGTGCCTTTCCATGAGGTTCCATCAAGAGCCACCTTGTCCCCTTCCTTATACAATATACTTCCGTCTTGCATTATATCAACATGATACAAATGTAACTGATTACTTTTGATATTAAATAATAAAGTGCAATTTACGATTTATGGGACTTTTATCCAGTGTTCTAGGCGGCAATAAAGCCTATAAGGAATCAATCAAAGATCTTCAAAAGGCGAAGGATCTTGAAATGAACTATTATCAGGAACAGGCTTACGCTGATCCTCTTCAGGACAGTGCGAATCAGGCGGCTCTGCGTCAAGCCAGAGAACTGCTGATGGCAAACAACAAACGGACAGCAGGAAGCGCCGCTGTAACAGGTGCTACAGATGAGAGCGTTGCCTTGCAGAAGCAGGGAGCCAACCAGTCACTTGAAAATATTACAGCCGGAATAGCCTCAACCGCCACTGCCAAAAAAGATCAGGCCATGAAAAATTATCTGGATGCAAACCGATCATATACGGAGGCTATCAATAATGTGAAACAACAACAGGCCCAACAGGAATCATCGGCATTAGGAGGTCTTCTCAATACAGGTATAACGGCTGCGGCCACTGTTTTCGGTGGCCCCATAGGCGGTGCTGTAGCCAGTCAAATCACTAAAAAGAAATAGCAGGTATGGCAGTTACGGACAGATATACCAATTATCAAAAAAGAAAAGAAGCTGCCGGCATTGTCAATCCGGAGGAAGAGCGGCAGATCCATGATGAGTCTGTGGCGAGACAAGCTGAGGAAAACGCACGGGAACAGTTGCCGTTACGTCCCACGGTGGCTGTTCAAAAACCTGCGACGAGTGTGTCTACAGTCAATACCGTTCAAGAACGGGAAAATGCGGACAAGCTTCCCGTCCAGCTTCCTGGTACAGAAAAGCCGTGGCAGGAAATGAGCGCACAAGAAGCCTATGCGGCTCATCCCCAGCTGTCACCGGCCGCATACCTGTCAGGAGTGGCTTCTTATCGCAAGAAAAAAGGACAAGAGGGATTATCTTACACCGAACTTGCGGAAGCCCTGAGAGGACGGGACCCGTTACAAAGCGAGGAGGACAGAATTAATGCCGAAAGACGTTTACGTGCCGCCGAGAGTATCAATGCTGTAGGAAGTGTTCTGGCCAATCTGGTGAATGTGGTAAGAACACGAAGAGGCAATCCGTCAATGAATCTTTCAGGAGCCGGACGTGAAGGCCAAGCACGTATTGACAGAATACGCCAATACAGGGACAATCTGTCACGTCAGAATTATCAGGACTATATCGGAGCGATCGCACGTGACAGGGCCGAGCAGGCGAGAATAGAATTGAATCAGGCAAAACAAAAACAATTTTATGACAAGCTTGACCACGATGCCGCGCAGAAAGAACTGGAACGCCAATTCAAAATAGACTATTCTCTTCTTTCACAGGGACAAAAAGAAAAGCTGGAATCCATAAAAGATAAACACAGACGCGGGCAAATTTCTCTATCCAAAGCGTTAGAACTAAAAAATAGAATTACAACTGAATCAAGAAAAGAACAATTCATAGATGTTCCGTCAAGAGATGGCAGGACATCAAAGCGATATAGTCAGAAAGAAAATGGCAACAATTGGATTACTACTGCCTATAAAGACGTTCTAGAAATGACAGGAGGAGATAACAGCCCCTATAAAGTAA